GAACTCCTAATTCCGATAGCACCGCAGCGAATTGTTTGTTACTCGCTAACTTCTTGCGGACTTCTTCCTCGTTCTCAACACCTAATGTTTCTTTGAGCGAACCGAGCAGGCTCAGTTGAGTTAATTCTTTTCTATCAGTTAATTTGTATATTACAAAACGTTTTTTGAAAAACATACTGTCTGAATTTTGTAAATCTTTTATGATATCTATTTCCAAATATTCAGTACCATCAAAATTTATCTTTGAAGCTAAACCTACAGCATCTTTGATAACAATATTACCAGACATACAAGGCATCATTATATTATCAAAGATACTCAGTTCTTCAAATATACCTTTTACATCAAAACCTTTAGAACCATCTCTATTGGTTATTGCCAGTTTTTTAATCTCAAATTGTGTAGACTGTAAAATTGCCATTATTCAAATGTTCTTTTAAATTCTTCTTCAACCGCAGGAACAAATTCTGGTTTTAATATTTTAATTTTTCGTTTGTTTTCATTTTGTTCCATCTCATACTCATAATAGGTTTTAAGACCTTTAGTAACATCAATACGAATAACATTGTTACTCTGTAATGTGTAATTGGTAGATGATGGTGTTACATTGGAATATGTATGACTGTCAATAAAAATGGTTTTAGAAACAGATTCATTAGTGTAAGTATCAAGTTGAGTTTCTACTTTAAAATATGAATGTATATTTTGTTCAGCCCATTCCAATCCAGTAAATCCATTTGCCGTATTTGCAAAAGATTCATATTTTTTATCAATCAATTTAATTAAACTTCTTTGTTCAAGAGGCCAATCGGTCATTGGATTGACAATATCATTCAAAGATAAAATAATCCAATGTTTTTCAGCCGAACCATAAATCTTATGTGCCAACATTTCAGGTGTTTCACCATCGGTTATAACATACTCATAATATATTACCGAATTGTTTTTGAAACTAGGTTCAAAAGAAAACTTAGACATGATGTTTGTAACAACATCAACGTTATTCTTTTCATCTTCTAAGTTGTAATATGTTTGTGGAAAAAATCTAAAATAATTAGCCATTAGAAAAGTCCTTCGCCTTTTTCATTAACAGAACCTGTTTTATTCCACTCACTACTCATTTCCTGTGATTGTTTTGAAATTCTACCAGAAGAAAAATTATCTTTAGTGAGAATCTCAGTTTCCTTAAATTGTAAACTTAAACGAATGCCTACAGGCATACCTGTTTCACCTAAAGAAGGTTTAGTTTGACCTGGAACTTCATACGTAGAAAAACCATTTGGTGCATAATCAATATCAATTGTTTCTAAAACGCAAGTTGAAATTGAAGGTATGTTTGGATTTTCAGCACCATTATAATAAAACTTAATATCAAATTCTGAAGGAGGAACTAAAAAGAAACCATTTGATTCTTTTCTTATTTCAGGAGCTTGATGAAATCTCAATCTCTGTAAAATATTTTGAACTTCTTTTGATTCTTGTTCAGACCTAGGGTAAAAAACAAAATCAAATCTGAATGAACGGAAAGAAGGTGATGTATAAAGTAATTCTAAAATTGGATTCTGAACCATACCAAATCCAGCGGCAAAAGCAGCACGACCAATATCACCAAGTTGATTTAAAGCGTAACTAGCTAAGAAAGGTGATAAGTTTGTTGCAATTGCTTTTGAAACATCATTAGGATTACTGTTACCCCTTAAAGACTGTGCAGCTGAAGCACCGCCTGCAAGCACAGCTGCAGGTAAACCAGTAAGTGGTGCATCACTGTATTGTTGCTGATGCACAAAATTCATTGTGTCTGGCATATACAGTGCAATGGTGTCTGTTGTTCTTCGTATGGTTCTCACACCATTAATAGACGAAGCATTAGTAAAAACTTGTTTAGTTACTTCACCTACGCCTTTAGCACCAGCCTTCACTGCACCAGAAATTCCATCATCAGGTAATTTATTAACTAAGTCTGATGCAAGTCCGGTAATATCAGAAACCAAGTTACCAACAGGACTATTGGAAATCTCACCTAAGTTAGTAAAAGGAGAAGGTGTTCCGAATCGTTTTCTGTTTGAGATAATTGTCGGGTCATCACCCGTAGTTTGACCAGCATACTGTGTTCTTACCTGTTCGTTGATATGAATAACCATGTAGTGACCTTTGTCATAGTTACCAATATCTTCAGGATAACGAAATATATTATTCTCATATGCACCACCAACCAGACTAGTGGATGCTCGGCCTTTGCGAACATTAGAATTTTTTGAGAAACTTATATCTGTGAGAGTAAAGAGTGCCATTTTCTGCCTTTTTAGATTGACTACATATTTATATGACTTTCGGTAACAAAACCTATAAGGGTGTCTTTAAACCTAAGAACCCAGCCAAATATAAAGGCGATGCGAACAATATCATCTACCGTTCTTCTTGGGAAGTGCGAGTGATGAAGTATTTTGACGACCACCCACAGGTAATCTGGTGGGCTTCAGAAGAATTGGTAATTCCTTACTACAATCCTATTGACAATAAGATGCACAGATACTTTCCTGATTTTGTAGTAAAGATGAGAAAGAAGAATGGTTTAGTGATGACTTATGTGATTGAAGTAAAACCACACTCACAAACGAAACAACCGGAAAGAAAAAGAAAGACACAGAAGTTCATTAACGAACAGGTGACTTACATTGTTAATCAATCAAAGTGGAAAGCTGCTGATGAGTTCTGTCACGAACATGGATGGGAATTCAAGATACTAACTGAAAAGGAACTTGGATTATACTGAAAACCGGACACCAATACTTATACGCCGGCAATCAATAAAACCAGGCAAAGGTGAAGGCAATTATAATATGGATATAAATACATCATGGCATACCTTTTAGACCGTATCAAAAAACAACTATCGGAAACAAATTTGGAACCTCGTTCCAATGCTTACCGTAGATGGTTGACTACGAAGATATCAAACTTACAGGTAACTCGCCAGGCACTGCTCCAAGACAAGGAGAGATTACGCAATACCACATTTATCGGTCGTATGTATTTTTACTACTATGACCCAAAGCTTAAGGATATGTTGCCATATTACGATAGGTTCCCATTGGTAATTCCAATTGAACAGCACTCAGACGGTTTCCTAGGGTTAAACTTGCATTATATAGACCCAAAGCAACGTATCATCCTTCTGGATAAATTAAGTGAGTTTGCAACTAATAGTGCTTATGATGAAACAACAAGATTGAGAATGAGTTATAGTATGTTGAAAAAAGCTAGCAGAGTTTATGAAAAGAAACCTTGCTTGAAAAAATACTTATATAAACATATAGACAGTAGATTCTTAGAGATATCTGCTGACGAATGGGACATCGCTGCCATGTTACCCGTTGAAAGTTTTGTTGGGGCTTCATCCAGCAAAGTATGGGCAGAATCTAGGAAAAAATACTAATGGCATTTCTACCAAACGCATTTCTATCAAACGTTAAAGCTAAAGAAGGCTTAGCGAAACCAAGTCGTTTCAAAGTCATACTGCCTATTCCACCATACATCAATACATTTATTGGTCAATCAATATTTGAAAGAATTTTGAATTTACCAAACACCATTGTTGCTGACGTTACCGACATATTTACTTTTGGTACGCAAGATGAACAATCAAAAACATCTAATGCATCGTTGTCAAGATACCTGTCACTACAATGTGAATCTACTGAATTGCCAGGTAAAACATTACAGACAGCTGATGTTAAAATTTATGGACCATCATTTAAAGTTCCATATCAAACACAATATAATGATATCACTCTAAACTTTATTTGCACCAACGAATTCTATGAGAGAAAACTATTTGACCGTTGGCTTGAGGCTATCATGCCTAGTGATACGAACAATTTAAGATTCGCAAAAGGAAGAAACACTCGTTACATGACCAACATTAAAGTTGTTCAGTATGACGATTTCATTAAACAGATTTATGCGGTTGAATTGATTGATGCATTTCCAATTGGCATATCTTCACAACCTTTAAGTTGGGGTGAGGATAACTTCCACCGTTTAAGTATACAATTTGCATACCAGAAATATGTACCTATCTACGATGGTAAGTATGATGTGGTTGCAGCTGCCGCTGAGTTGTTGGGTAATTCAGCTGGACAGAAATTGGTCACACCAATAAACAATGCAGTAGAAAGATTTGTGAATAGAATATTTTAATTAACTGGAGTTATTATGGCACTACCAAAAATTGATGTACCTATTTTTTCGGTGGATTTATTATCTGTCGGTAAAAAGGTGAGATTTAGACCGTTTACGGTCAAAGAAGAAAAGTTGTTTCTTATGGCATCCGAAAGTGATGATGTTGAATCAATCATAGAAACAACAAAACAAGTCATTAGTAATTGTGTTTTGGATGATATTGATATCAATAAGCTTCCAATATTTGATATTGAACATTTATTTTTGAATCTAAGAGCACGGTCAATTGGTGAAGTTGTTGATATCAAATATCGTTGTAATAATGAAATTGAAAAAGACGGTGAAAAATCTAATTGTAATAATGTTGTAGATTTAAGTGTTAATGTTTTGGAGATTCATCCTGAAAGTGTTGCAGGACATTCAAGTAAAATTGAAATCACTGACAAAATGGGTGTTGTTATGAAATATCCAAGTTTTGAAGCTATCAAACATTATTCCGAAGAAGATGAGGTATTTTCTACAATCAATTTAATATCAGATTGTATTGATTACATTTATGATGATGAACAGATTTATTATGCAAAAGATTCAACTAAAGAAGAACTTGTGGAGTTTATTGAAACTTTACAGACAAAAGATTTGGAAAAATTTCAGTCATTCTTTGATAGTATGCCTAAAATGAAAAAAGATGTTCATTTTAAGTGCAACAAATGTGGATATGAAGAAAATATTTTGGTAGAAGGAATCCAAAATTTTTTCGTATAATACTTGGTCATGAAACTTTAGGTAACTATTATCAAACTAATTTTGCACTAATGCAACATCACAAATATAGTTTGACAGAATTGGAAAATATGTTACCTTGGGAACGAGATGTTTACGTGAATATGCTTATACAACATCTTGAACAGGAAAATGAAAAACTAAAACAGATGAAAAAAGGTTAATAGATGGCTTCAAGATTGGCTACAATACTTCAAAACGAATACAAATCAAAAGGTATTGTTGGTGGTACTTTTTCTGCATTGGGAAAAAGGTCACTTGAAAAATTAGATATCAGAAATGCTTTATTTGGTGGTTCTGGTCTCGGTTCTGTCATTGGTCAGAAAATATTTGGCAAAGGTTATTCAGCCACACGAAAAACTGGTGCTTCCGGTGTTCAATCTGTTTCCGAATTGTCACAAAATTTGAATTCTGCTGTATTAGAAGAAATCAATGCCAACTCAAGAATTTCAGCAAAGAATTCTGTCGTGTTGCCTTCTATGGCCAGAGATATGAATTTAATGCGTATGAATATTATCAAGTTGGTAAAGTTGCAAGGTGGAACACCATCAATGAAAGCTGATATGTTCTTTAGTCGTGCCAAAGAACGTGAAGATGCTTATGAACGCCAATTTGGTAAAAAAACACCGAC